AGCATCTACTACTGCAAAAAAATCTCCATCAGCGTCAGATGTAGATGTAGTTAATTCTGAAAGATCAACATCTATTTGATCTGCTTGAACATCAATTAAGTTTCCGGCTCCAACGTTTAAAGTAACATCTCCTGAAGATCCGCCACCTGTTAAACCATCCCCAGCTGTAACGCCTGTAATATCGGCAGAGATAGTTTGATATTCTAAAGCTGTTGCACCACTGTTTACAGCTAAAACTTGGTTAGCTGTCCCAATAGCTGTTAAACCTGTACCACCTTTTGTTGTTGGTACCGTTGGTAACCTATCTGATGATAAAGTTCCTGAAGCAACATTATCTGCATCTAAGTTTGTTAAAGCACTTCCGTTTAATGCAGGGAGTGTTGCTGGAAATCTTGCGTCTGGCACTGTGCCTGAAGCTAAATTATCTGCATTTAAATTTGTTAAGTTACTTCCATTGTTTGCAACAATGTTTCCACTTGAATCTAGGATAACGGCTTTGGAAGCAGGTAAAGTACAGAAAACATTTTTTGTTCCTGCACCAAAGTTTACTGCAGAGTCACTATTTGACGAAGATATAATAGTATCTCTCGATAAAGTGTCTGTAGCTGCATCGGTTACAGTTCCAAGACCAACTTCGAACTCACCGTTTTCGTTAACGATAGCGTAATAAGTGGTATTAGAATTACCAATACCTGTAACGAACGATTCAAAACCGGATACCGCTCCCGCTAAATCAAATGTACCTGTACCTGTTGTGGTAGAGGTTTCTTTTACTCTATCGTTTACTACCAAAGCCATTTTAACTCCTATTTATTATGCAATTCTTAAAATTGCAGCAGATGTTGTGAATGCAGGGAACTGGATTGTAAATGTTCCAGAAGTTGCAGTCTTATCTCCGCCAAAATCTAACACAGCTACTGCTTCAGTAGTACCTGTACCACCGTCAGTTGTTGTATTGTAAATCAAAGCACCTCTAGCTGTTAGTGTAACACCAGTGAATGATAAATCAGAAAAGTCAGTGATTGCTACTCCTGATGAAACTTTTACACCGCTATTAACTAAAGCTTTTCCACCAGCAGAATATCCTGAGGGTGATGAAACTTCGTTTGTTGTTGCGTAGTTAGTTGTTGATGCACCTAATGTTGCAACTGAAGTGTACATTGCTAATTTAAATGTATCTCCACCTGAACTATCAAAGTCGTGTTCACCAGCTAACAATTGCTTTTTGAATGAATTGCAAATTGCGTTAGTTGTTATTGCCATAATTGTTCTCCTTTAAAATTACGTATTTGGTGATGGTGAAGGTATCTTAATTCTAGGTACCCCATCATCATATTCCGCACGTCTTCTTCTCCCCATTTGTTGAAGAGCAAAATTCTGTACTTCTTCATTATACTTACTTTCATACAGCTTGTACATATCCTGCGGGCCTTTTAAATATCTAAAAGCTTCAGTAAGCACACCATGTAACAACATTGATTCTTGATAGGTAGACAAGAATGTATTGTTAGAAGATGTAAACTGTGGTGGATCTGTAATGTAATTGATTTGTACAGTGTAAGCGGAATCTGGTATTGGAGCCACAAGTATATTAAAATCATCCCAGTTAGCCCAATACTTAGGTAAACCTGTAGCAGCGTTGTTGTTATATTCTGAGATAAAACTTGTATCTCTTCTTTCAAGAAAAGTTCTTGTAGAGCCGTCAATCACTTGAACAGATCTCATTATGGTTAGATCTGCAGGTAATGATACGTATCTGTTTCCTGAAGTAAATGTAGAAGTTGAATATTTTCTTAAATCATCATAATCAACTTTACCGGCAACATCTAGTTCTACTGATCTTATAAATTCTTGTATAATACTATCTGATAAAACGTTACTGTCTACTTCAGTGTAGTTTCTTACTTGTGTTAAAAAGTTTGCGTACGTAACTGCCATTAAGTTATACTAACCTCCGCTTGACCAACTAATGCATCTAGTTGTCTTCTTCTATTTTGTAGGGAAGGATCAGCAGGAGTCATAGCTGATGTTCCTTGATTAATAAATGCAAAATCTCCTGGTAAAGATAAATTAGCAACTCCAACTGTAATTCCACCAGAATCAGAAATTGTTTGGTCGTCTGTAAATTCTTGAGTCGGTTGTTGAAACTTTTGATTTCTTGAATTTTGTAAAGCTATTGCATCAGATACATTGTACTTTCTTCTTATCTGTGGATGCTTGGGTTCAAACTCAGAATAATGAACTAAAGAACCATTCCATTCCTTCACCATCTCAGTGTATGGAAAAGCCATTCCTGATCTATCTGATATTGATTGTGATCTTTTTCCTGTAGCCCATTTTGGCATAATTATACTCCGTTAGGATAAAAAGATTGTGGAGTGATGTATGTAGATGTTCTTTGACCATCTTCATCTAACGCTCTTTTCAATTCATCCTCATAAATTAATTTATTTTGTTGTACAAGCTGTGGAGCTTTTTTCATAGCTAAGTAATATGCTAGTCCTGCGCACATGCATGGCAAAAATCTGTATGCAACATCTGCATCATTTGTGTATGCACCAGCATCTTCAATTCTTTTAATTACATAAAATTTCAATGTGTTGTATGTATTTAAATCAGGTGCCTGATACAAATATATATTTGGAGTAGTTTGTCTATCTACATAATATTGTGATGGTTGTCCCAATGCTAGTTTATTAGGTAATGCAGCATAAGCTGATCTATCGATTTTAGTCAAAGAAACATCTTGTGTGTTTACTCCATCTGATGCTGCTGCGCTTGAAGATACATAAGCTTCTAATACATCGTTAACATCTGCATCGACTGCATATTCAGCTTGACCAGACACTAAAGGTATTTCGTTTAATTCTGTTTTCCAAAGGTGAATACCTCTGTTACCCCATTCAGCAAATAATAAATCTAAACTTCTTCTAGCAGAACGCATTTCATAACCAGAAGTAGTGCTAAGACCACATCTTTCATAACCTTCATCAATTACTTCATCAATATTTAGGTTAAAGCTCGTAGTTCCTGAAGTTGCCATTTAAGTCCTTTTTACGGTTATACAATTTCTTAGATTGTATCACTTTTTGACTAAAGTTTGAAGACCTTAGACTTTTTGCTGTTGGGTTTCTTTTTAACTTGTAATTTTTTCTTTTTTTCACCCCTAGCACCTCTTAACTGGCCTTGAATCTGTTTTGTTATTTGCGATCTTCCTATTGGCATATTATATACTTAAGTTTTTATATTGATCTATTATACTCTTTGGTAGTATTTTTTCTACATCATAGTCAAGTTTTTTAATATGATCAGTCCTTACCTCGTGTATAGGTGCTCCTAGCACACCATCATCATATTCTAAGCCATTGAATTGAAATTTGTTTAAATTAATAGTTATTGAATCAATTTCTAAAAAATTGCATAAAGCATTTACTTTCAACTGAGGTTCATTTATCAGATCATTGTAGTTTATAAGAATATAATCTTCATTACTATTAATAATATTTCTAATTGACCTTAAATTTTTACCAATTGCACCATCGTCAGACATATAAAAATTAGATTGGTTTTCTATATCATCTCTGTAAAAACGCATAAAAGATGCTAAACATTCTAACGGTGACCTATATAAGATAACAAATTTTCTATTTGGATGTATTTCTCTAAGAATATTTAAATTATAAGGTGTGCCCCAAGGACCTTTATCGAGTACGTAAGTATAATTAGTATTGGAATAATAATTAGGAATAATTTTTCTCAACACATTATAATATGATTCTGAATTAGGAAAATTAAAGTATTTTTCATCTTTTTTTAATTTATAAATTTGATAAATCATTTCAATTACCAAACTGTGAGGACTCACTCCTAGATGACTATGGTTCACTAAAGCGCCTAATAATGTAGTCCCGGATCTTGGTAACGCAGTTAAAAAATTAATTTGTTTCATAATTGAAATTTATTATAAACCTTTTATGGACATCTGTTGGGTATATCACTTTATGGGGGTTTTGTGTATTAAATATTATTAATTTATTTTTGACACTTTCTATTTCTTGTATACCTTTTTCAGTCCTAATTTTAGTTACAGAATTACAGTTAGTTAAAAAAAATATCGCTGTAGTAGATTTTTCATTGTTATTGTCGGTATGATAGGCACATTGTAATGAGTCTTTATCTCTTAAAGTTAAATTAGCTCTTACATGAATAAAATTTTTTACATTTAATTTATCTACAAAAGGAACTATATGTTTATTAAAGTAAGGACTATTAATAGTATTGTTAAAATAACAATGATTAAAAAACCCATTTTTATTTAATCTATTTCCAGGAACATCTTCTTTTTTAAAAAACCATGGAAAATTTTCTGAATTTAAATCTTGTAATATATTTTTAAATAAATCAAAGTTTAAAAAATTGTTTTTTATTAGCATGCCCAATTTATAATGGAATACCTAATACCCTTTGTTACAGGTTTTACTTTATGAGGAAACATAAAATTACTTGGAAAAATAACAATGTCCCCTTGTTTAAACTTTATTTCATAGTCTTTAAATAATATAAATTCTCCACCTTCAAAATCGTCATTTAAAACACCTACCACACTTAAAATAGGTACGCCTTTTATTTTTCCATCAAACATTGAATGAATATGATCACAATGGATAGCCATTACATTATTTTCAAAATATTTATTAAATCTAATACCTGTAACGTGTTTAACACCAAGCCATGGATATTTTAGATAATTTAAATATTCAGTGATTCCATCATGTACTTTTTCCATTATAAGTTTACTTGATGGAAAATCTTCATGGCTCATTTGAAATTCGTTTTTACCCGATCTGTTTACTGGTATTTCTTTTTTATTGTCCCAAAAAGTATTTGATTCCCAATTAAGTTTTTTTGATTCTTCTATAGCCTGCTTGCAAACATCAGCAGGAATTATATTATGTAATTGAAAAACATATTCCTCCATGTTTCCTCTAAAATTAACTTCTATTTCACTCATTTGATAATATTTGTATTAAAAGATATTATTATTTTAAATGCTTCATTTTTATTTATAGGTGATTGATGTTTTAAAAAAGCAGGGAAAGTTAAAATTTCTCCTTCTTCAACCGTAATATCAATATTCATAATGTCTGTTTTTACAGAATCTGATGGTAATTGTAAATAAAATACGTTAGTAAAATTTGCTTTTGCATGTGTGTGTATTCCATGGAAATCGTTTTTAGCATAAACTTGAAACCATAAATTATCTAATTCAACCTCTTCAAAATTAAATTTAGATTTAAAATCATTTAAAAAATCTTCCATTATATTTTTTTCAAAATATTCTCTGTATTCTTTTTGCATGGTGTTGGGTATTTCCCAATCGGTATGAAATATTCTTTCATGTTTACCTACAAGAATTGTTTGCGGAATTTTAAATATTAAATTTATTATATTTTTCTTATGCTCCTGAAAATTTTTTACTTTATATTTACTTATATAATTCAAACTAAATCTCTAGCTTTTCCAATTACAGGTTTGTATTTTGTTTTACCTTCTGACTTGAAAGCCCATAAAAATTGTTTTCTAGGTTTGTCTGTTGTGTAACTACAATGAATCCAGCCCGAATTGGGTTCGCCAGGAGTGTAAAACTCGAGTATCAATTGATCAAATTCTAGGTTTGCATAAATCCAATCAGCCAATTCAGCATTGTCGGTTCCCATACATTCAAAGTCTGCAGCCTCAGCTTTTGCATGTTGGCTGTTAATTGAGCTACCTATTTTTAAACACAGCTGCTCGCTACGGAACCCTGATGTTACTTTTACTCTTCCGAAGTGATCACGTACTGGCTGTAAAATATTTTCACAAAGTGCTTTTAGTTTTTCTATTTGACC